CGACTTCTCCCGGAGTCGACCCAAATCCAACCGGCCACGGGATGGGCGCTTGCGCGCCTAAGCGCAAGCCGCACATCATAGGAGGTAATCCTATGAGGACGGCAGCCTTATGGCAAGCACAAGCCGCCTGCCCCTTGGTGGCCAGACCCTATCGGGACTCCGTCCTGAAGGGAATGGTCAGGTGGATGAGCAGTTCTGGATTTCAGTGGACTGCGAAACGGTGTAAAAGCATCGTGGAGTGGTTACTGAAACTCCGAGCTGGCGAGCCGGTGTCCCCTCCTTCGTGGGTCCGACCGACGTACTTAAGATACGCGGAGAGGACCGCGAAGGAAGGATCCTTCTCAAAATTCTCCCAACTGGTACAGTTGTGGAGAATGTTCACCTTGTTTGAGGTGAACCGCTCGTATCCTCTACCTGAGGATCTCGAGAAGTTTGAGAAGGCGGTTTCCCGACCCTCAGAAGGGGAGTTGACCAGGGGGCAGCCAACGGCTGCCTGGAACTGGTCAATTCCTTGGGGAAGAATTTCCCGGAGACGGGTTTCGGACTGTCTCCCAGAGGTTCGCCTTCCGGATTTCATTCCGGTAAGGAACCCTCTTGCCCTCCGGGCACACGACTCCAGTGGGCGCCTAACACAGGAGTGGAAGGAGCTCATTGTGAGCTCGTGGACTCTGATTAGGGTTAGGGAAAGGTTGGGACTGCTTCCGGAGCAATGGCCGTTTGCCTTACGGCAAATACCATGGCTCCCAGTCGAATTGCAGGAGAAGCCGCCCTTCCCCTTTGGGACTTTAGGTACGGTATTCTGTACCATCCAAAGGGATGGGAAGGCACGCTTCTTTCTGAACCCACCGAAATGGGTTCAGTTCCTGTTGGAGCCCTGGGCTCGTAGTTTATATAGAGCCTTAAAGAGGATTCCACAGGACTGCACATTCGATCAGGAAGCAGGAGCTCGCCGTGTGATGTGGTGGATTGAGGAAGGTCGGAAGGTCTATTCTTTCGATCTTTCGTCTGCCACTGATCGCTTCCCGTTGGGGCTGACGAGAACGGTCCTTATGGCCCTCTCGAGAACCCCCAATATGAGGATGTGGGTAGACACCTTCTGCGTCCTTGCCCGAATCCCTGCTGCTGTCGGTTATCCCGGCAGTAAGCAGCTCAGGGTGCAGTGGCGAGTTGGCCAACCACTCGGTGTGGTTGCTTCATTCGCCGCTTTCGCCCTGACGCACCACGCTCTCGTTAGAGGGTTGTGGGATGGGAATCCTTCGGAAGCTCCCTATGTCATTTTGGGAGATGATATAGTGATAGCGGACGAAGGGTTGGCGATGAGGTACAAGGAGGTGATAACCTCCTTGCTGGGGGTCGAAATCTCCGAACCGAAATCGCTCCAAGGCCGCTTAGGTGAATTCGCCGGGCGCTTCATCGAAGCGCAAGGGTACGAACTCAAGATGAAGTGGTTCCCTGTGAACCGCTTCACCCTTCACAGCCTCATATCCCTTATCGGCCCTCGAGCCGTAAGGGCTATGTCTGCGAAGGAGCCTCTGCGAAATGTCCTGGCGCTCATACCCACGCCTAGGACTCCTTCGGGGAACAACCCCGGAGGATTTCCGCAAGAGAAGGTTAAAGCCTTCCTCACGGAATATTTCTACGAGGCCTTGAGGGATAAACGTACCCCAACCGGCGAGCCACTCGTAGACTCCGAAGCGGCTGTAGCCGCCAGGGATAGCGCTCTGCGTGCTATCTCTGAGAGTCTACGTCCGTGGTACTCACCTCCCAGCCGGGAGCCGATAGGCTCCGCTCCGCTCGGGATAGGTGGAGCTCCAGAATTCTACCTGTTTAAAGGTAGAAAGAAGGATTCCATCTATGCTCCCCGAACGTGGCTCAAGAAAGTGATCCGCATTGCAAAGAATGCGGGTCTACTTCCTCCCGAGTACTCTCTTTC